TTTACCGAAACGATATTCTACTTCATGTAAAAAGCGTTTGTTCAGCGTAGCTTCTGCCAACGGAGTAAGCTCACCGATAACATTTTCCGAGCCAAACATCTGCGGTATGCTAGGACCATAAGGAATGCGCAAAGGATAGCGTGCTTTGCGTTGAGTGCGCTGCATTGCACCAGTGTAACCTTTGCGCGATACACCAAGAAATAAGCCAGGCACAGCCTTAACGCGGGTTTGCTTGCGTACTTTCACCTTTATTGGCCCGCGCTTATTAACACTTACCTTAAATGCTGTCAAAAGCAATGGGCTGCCACGAGAAGCAAGAACGCCACGCAAGTTAGAACGTGACGCACGCTTAATATCCAGCGCCCCTTTAATATTCTTGGCGCTTACCAAATAGTTTTTACGAATAGATTTGGATGTCTGCGTTTTTATCTTTGTAATTGTGTAGTTGATAGCGTTAGCCGCCGCCTGTTCTATTTGCTTCGGAGTACCGCCCAACTTCCGCTGTGCGTATTCTAGATTTTTAGCATCAATACTAATCATCGGTCATTCGCCACCAGCTGAATTGTTAAAATGCCCATATCGTCACTCACGCTTTCAACCTCATACATTTTTTCGTCCAGATAAAATCGCATGCCATAGACCGGCACCTCAGGCAAATCAGCCTTCAGGCAGTTAACCTGCAGCTGACTGCCATAAACACCGGGATAATAATCATCCTTGCCCTGCTGTATCGTCAAGGCCTGCGCCACGGAGATATCCTGCACAATCGCCTTGCATTCCGTACCGTTCAGATCATGCAGCTCCGCAAACTCCATCTCATTGAGAAAGACAGCCGCATTGTCTGCAGCTATCTGTTTTTGAAACGGAGTCATTTTACTAATGCTGCAGCATCAATTGCAGGCAGAGCGTTTTCATCTCCAGCATCAGCTTCTGCCGCTAAAATCAGGCCAATAATATCAGCCTTTTTAGTAGCTTTGCCCAAGTCAATGCCATGTTCAGACGCTAAGGATTTAAGCTGTTCAACAGTCATGCTTTCTAAAGTAGCACCTGCTGTTTCCTGCTGAGGAGCAGAAACATTTTTTGCTTCAGGCTTTACTTCTGCCAACAGCGCAAACTCTTTGCCAGATTCGTTTACCAGCCTAGTAGCTTCTTCAACCGGCAAATCTACAATTTCTCCGGCATTATAGGTTACACCATCGCGTACCAACGTAAATTTTTTTACTAAAACCTTCATAGGAGCCTCCTTATTTTACTTTCAGAGTTGCCCATTTATCCAAGAAGTCCGGGCAGATTACGCAGCGGGAACTTACAGCAAGAGAGCTGGTGTCATTCTCCACATCCACAGTAACCTTAGGCACACGCGCAGCTGCATAGGAATGCCACTGCTTATCCTCTTCTAATTGGTCAACAGCGCCATACAGGCGACGGCCAAGACCAGGCACACCGATAATCATATGATTATCCGGAATATACGGAGTATAATTACCGGTTTCCTCATCAGTATAGCCACCATCATAAGAATAGATTTCCAGATTCAGTGCCTGAATGTAGCCAACACGCATCAGATCAGGACGTTGCAGCTTAGGTTGCAGGCTTAAAAGCGCCATGTTCTCACGAGAAGGCACCATCATAAACTTATAAAGCTGCTCGTTGGCCAGAAGGTATTTCACAACATTGCCGGAGCAGATTGCAACAGTCGGGATATCGCCCGCAGCGCGGCGGATTTTTTGAGAAGCATCTCCAATATTGTCATAAATTTTAGCAGAAGCATTATCCCAGGTATCACCGCCGGAAAGAGTAGTCTTGCCGTCAAAACCAAAGCTCATAGTGTCAACAACAGCTGCAACACCATCATCAGCAAAGCCTTTGATGTCATATTCACCATTCAGCAGGCACTGAGCAGCCATCCATTCCTCACGGCGTGCGCATGCTTCCTGCAGCTCCTGCAAATCCTTGGCGCGCATTTCAGCAGCACGCTCTGCAGCAGTGCGGGTGCTGTATACAGTTTCACCGAAGCCACGTCCGGCAATGTCAGCTACTTCAATATTACGTTTTGGGCGCATCATAGGCGGTTTATAAGTACGCACCTGAGAGCCGGCACGCGCCAAGTTAACACCTTTACCGCCCTGTACTACGAAAGGAGCCATGGCACGGCCACCTTTGCGAAATTCCATAGATACAGTATTGGTTACGAAAGTCTGAGCATGCGGGAAGAAAACATCTACCAGAGTAGTTGTAGGCTTATAGCTATGTTCCATTGCCGCCAGCATAGTGCGAGTTTCGTTAATATCAAATCCCATAATTATTCACAGCCTCCTTATTTTACGCTGGTCAGATAAATACCAACCTTACGCAATTCTTCTTCATGTTTTGTTGCATTATCAGCACCAGCCTTTACAATCAGTTTTTCACGATTGAAAATGCCACGGGTATACACAGTAGCAACAACGTCATCAGTAGTGCCAACAGTAACATCCTGCGCCAGCACAACATTCGCTACCTTTTCACCGGTAGTTGCTTCGCTGTCGACAATAGCATATTTGCCGCTGGCAGTAACAATACCCAACAAAGTGCCACGCTTATAGCTTGTAGCCGTTGATAACTTAGCAATAGTAACATTAGCAGTCATGGCGCTGATTGCGGTACCACCAAACAGCTCGTCATAGGTTACTCCATCCATAGTGTTCGCTAATTCAGCCATTATTTTTTACCTCCAAACTTGTTCATAGCTGCTACAAAGCCATTCATGGCCTGTGCGTCAGCAGCTTTTTCTTCTTCCGCTTCGTTTTGCGGATTACCTTTAACACCTTCTACACCGGATTCCTGATTGTCCTTAATCATGTTATTAACAAGATTCTGAACACCATTGAAAGGCATATTCTGCACAGCATCAAGATAGATTTTTACATCATTGATTGTCTGGCCGTTTTTCACAGCAGCATCAATAATTGCCGCTGCAGCCATATTATCCTTACAATCAAATGCCTGCAGATCACTAATACGCTTGCGTTCTGCTGCAACTGCGTCAGCTACAACCTGTGCGTTATCTGCAGGTACAGTATTAACCGGATTAGCCTGAGTACTGGTGCTAATTTCATCCAGCAATCCCAGCTTGTTTAAAATTTGTTCGAGTTTTGTCATTGTGTTCTTTCCCTCCTTACAGGTACATACATGGTTTTTTAAGGCAGTAAAATTTTTAAACCCGCTAACATCATAGGTTGTTGAGTTGATTACAAGCTGCTTATTGTTAAGCGTTGCGCTGATTTCACCTTCGATTTCGTCAATAAAACCCTGTGCTAAACATTCTTCAGCTCCCAACCATGTTTCTGCATCCATCATTGCCTGCAGCTCTTCTACGCTTGCCTTGCAGCGCTTACGATAGCTGGCTATAATACTGTCCTTGATTTTATCCAAAGCAGCAGCCATCTGCATTAATTCTGCAGCTTGATAATAATCGCCCATTGCAATCATAGGATTATGAATCATGAACAGTGCATTTGTCGGCATGGTAATTTTATTGCCTGCCATAGCAACTATTGTTGCGGCACTTGCACACAGTCCGTCAATCGCGACAGTAACAGTGCCTTTGTAATTGATAAGCAGATTGTGAATAGCATGCGCCGCAAAAACGTCACCACCGCCACTATTGATACGTACGGTAACAGGTGCATTACCCAGGCTTTCCAAATCATTAGCGAAATCTTTTGCTGTTACTTCATCGCCAAACCAACTATGCTCGCTGGCAATAGGACCATACAGCAGAATTTCGCTTTCAGCATTAACATAGTTTTTTACCTGCCAAAATTTTTTACTCATTCTTCGCGTCACCTCCTTCTGCATCTTTGCCGGTATTGTCAGCAACAGGTACAGACAGACCATGCTTTTCCCAAGTTGCATTTTCAAGAGCAATCTGGTCAATATTATCGTCATAATCAGAGCCTGTAAGCTCTGCTGCTTCTCGTTCACCACTGCTGAAACCATATTTGCGACGCAATGCCGCACCGGTAACTTCTTTTACCGGGTCCAGCATACCCATTACCGGACCAAACCAATCAGCCTTGCTCCACGCTTTCGTAATGAGAGGGTCTGTCCCATAGCCAGGTGCACGCACACGGCCAATAGCCACTGCTTCCGCCAGCCATGCTTCATAGACCGGCTGACAGAAGTCTCGCACAAACCATGTGCGACGTGTTTTAAAGAGAGCTGCTGCCTGCAGCAGTGCACCACGACTAGCAGAATATGAAGCCTGAAAGCGGCTCATCAGTACATCAGCAGGAATATTAAGCGCCGCACCAACCTGCGTTACTAAAGCATTAGTAAACGGTTCAAAGGTTGACATTGTTCGGCTGCCATCCACAGCTTTTACGTCAATTCCTTCTGGAAGCAGATTGGCACTGCCGGCAGCCAAGTCAATACCATCCAAAATCTCACGTTTTTCATCGTAAGACAGCTTTTCCCCGCCAGTACCATCCATAACGTCATAAATGTCATTGGTTTCACCTGTATTGCTGGTAAAGAATATAGCAAAATAGGATTTAATGACCGCTGCAATCAGTTCAGCATTGGCATAACGGCTAATCTGCTTAATTATTTCAATCACCGGTGCAAGATACGGAACGCCACGATATTGCTCCGGGCGCTCTTCGTGGCTGATTTGCAGGACATTCGGCCTACCTGTACGTCTTCCAAACGCCTCCACTCGCGTCCATTCCAATTTCTTTGACGGATTAGCTAAATCCATCGGAACTCTGCTGGCAATCCAATAAGCTATTACTGCTCCATCACTATTAATTTCCACTCCGTTAACAATACGGTTACCGTTTTTAGGGTTACTCATCTCTACCAGATACTGAGCTGTACTATAAGCAGAAGCAGAATAAGGATTGCACACGCGTGATGCTTCAAACAGCTGTATACGCAAACAGTAAGGGCTGTCAGGCAATGACGGACGATACTTAATTTGTGCCCAACCATCGCCATCCATGAGATAGCTCAGATAAATTACATCCTGCATATCGTAAAAATTGTTTTTGCGATATAAATCACAGCTTGTACTGCCAGCCCAAAGTTCAAACTCCCTCTGCGTGTTACGTTGCCACTCCTTAGCTTGCTCTGCTGTAATACCCAACGTCCGGTAATCAATTTTAGGTGATACTTTCAAGCCGGCACCAATAGTATTATTACGCGCTACATTGAGTGCAGCACTGCCAATCGGACTATTGCAAAATAAATCCGAACTACGATTGCGCAGCGTAGATAAATTAGCGTCAACATCAGCCTGTGTACTACTTTTAATAGGGTTGTATGCCCTCAGCCCAGCTCTTGTATGTGACGCACCGCCCTCAGAATACCCGCTGTTTTTTACTGTCGGCATCTTAACCCCATTGGTAGGATGCCTTGCTTTTGATTGATAATACTTTCTGCGCTTCGCCATATCCGTTAAACCTCCTAGTCATGCAAAATAAACTGCACTGTACGTCGCCCGCGCGTCTGCATGCTTTCGTCTGCCATAGCACCGGCTGCTACCAATGACTTGATTTCTGAGCGGATTTCAGCCAAATCAGCTCTGGTTAATGTGCGATTACCGATACGGTAACTCTGTCCGCCAACAAGAATCGCCTTTTCAGCTTCAAGATATTGTTTCAATCTTGCATTCATCCAGGCATTAGCCATATCATCACCTCAAATTTCCTCGTTTTATACATCCATAGCGCTTGCTAGCCGGCGTTGCGGTCTTGTTCTTCAAATATTGTTTCTTGCCGTCGCCAGCTGCAGCACCACTAATTATCGCCCCAAGCTGTTCCCAGTCAGGGCGGATACTTAGCATACATGCCAAATTGTATACTCTCAAATCTAAAGGTTCGTTACGCTTATCCTTTGCAATCACTTCCCACTGCCACACAACACGTCCATTGCGCTTACGCGGAATACGTTGCTCAGAAATCAAACCTTTGAAATATATTTCATCATAACCACGTTCTACCAGCTCATTATGGTTTTTTAGCTGCCTTTTCCTGTAAGCAAGCACTTGCTCTATAGTTGGATTAGGCGGAAGCTGTTCTCCATCTAAAGGAAAATGAAAATACTTAGGTCCGGGAACCTCAATTGAAAGTCTGTCCATAACATACTGCTTACCGCTATCTGTACCTAAGAGCATGACTGGCACAGTATACTTGCGCCTAACTGTCTGTTTAGTAGCTTTATGCAGGATAGGTACACCGGGAGTTGATGAACCTTTTATCGCAATGCGCCCGCGCGCAAAATGCGTCAGGCAATATTGATAAACTTCATTGGTATAGTGACCGCCGCTATCAATAAACGTACGAGCAACAACAAGGCTAACACCATTTTTGAAATAATATCTGCGATCAAGCTGCATATCAAGTTGCCGCCAAGGTTCCGGAGTATCCGGCACACCCAAAATAATTCCTTTTTGAATCCCCCAGCACTCTTCTCCTTTGCCCCAGCCGCAAATTTCATACTCTAAGCGGTTATCTTGTACGTCCACTGCTGCAGTCAAAAGCAAAACTCCTTCTGGAAGCTCCGCTTCATAACGTTCGCGACGTTCCAAGAACATTTCAGGTCCTTCAAATTCACCCTTCAGCTCATAGCTTTCCCCAAAACGTGTATTGTATATAACCTTTTCTCTTTCCGGATCTCCTTTAGCTTCAAGCCATTCCTGCATTACCACGTTCCAATTAAGCCACGGCGATGCCCAACAGTTAACAAAAAAGCTCCTCACTCCTTTTGCCAGGGCAGGAGCATTTTGCGCTATATATTTTTGCTCGGCTCGGCGCATTGCCACCTCGCCAAAAGAAAACCCACAGTCCGGGCAACGCCACTGCACAGATTTCACATTAACATGTTTCTGTCCTTTGGCATCCTCAAATGTATCATAGTCAGAAATAAGTGCTCTATGTGTAATCAGATGAAATTCTCCACAGTTAGGGCACTTGTGTTGCCATTCTTCTTGTGTACCTTCCATGTATTCGTCATCTATGCGGCTTTCACCGGCATTTGTCGGCGTACTGAATTCCCCCATTACTCTGTCCCAAAATGTAGTCATACGCTTACTGGCAAGGCCAATAGGGTCGCCTTCACTGCCTGCACTCATGGGGAAACGGTCAACTTCATCGCACAACAGCACCTTTACAGGTCTGCTGGCTAAGCTGGCAGGACTGTTAGCGCCGCTCATTATCAAACGCCCACCAGGGAAACTTTTAAGCAAAATAGTATTGCTGCTCTCCCTACTTTTAGCATAACCAAATACTCTGTTCAGAACCTTTGTATCTCTAATCATCGGAGCAATACGGCCTTTGGAAAAATCCTGCGCCATATCAATCGTTGGCTGTATCATCATTATCGGCGCCGGTGCTAAATGGGCAAACCTGCCGATAACATTATTCATGATATCGCTTTTACCGATTTGGCTGCATGATTTGACAACAACTTTCCAGATGCCATACTGCGTAAAAGCATCCATAATTTCACGCTGATACGGCGCACGGTCGGTACGCCAACGGCCAGGCTCGGAAGCGCCTTCGGCTGAAATAATACGGTAGTTATCCGCCCACTCGGAAACGCTCAGTTTAGGTATAGGCTTAAGCGCTTGCTTCGCAATGCATTTAAACAAATCAACGGTTTTCTTCTTCATTGCCGAAAGCCTCCTCACTGAACATTGTCGGAGAATAGTCACTGAGTTCCTTCAACCGTTCCTCAATCTCCTGCGTCAATGCTGCATCAATATAGCTTGCATCGCGCTCTGCCAAAAGTTTTGCCATCTTAGTAGGCAGTCCTAAAAGTTGACTGCGAAGCTTCGTCAGCATATCAACCATCACTATCTGTACATCTTCAGCATCATGCACTTCATTCCGGCGCTTTGCCAGCTCCAATTCTGCCAGCTCTCTTTTGGCCTTTTCATGCAGAGCTTTTTCTTTCATCAGGTCAACGGATTCATCAGTTTTGTATTTATAGGCATAGTATTCAGCGATAACCTCGGGAAGAAGGTAATCTCCTTCAGGCTCTCTGGTAAGTATTTCTTCGTCTGCCAGCTGGCGCACGCGCCTGTCAGTGATGCCCAGCAGGCGTGCAAGCTCAGCGCCGGAGCCTCTTGGTACTATTTTTTTCGCCATGAACATCACCTCCTTCGCTGTTTGTCCACTGTAGGCAATACAAATCTGGTAATAAGATGCACCGCTTTAGGCTATTTTGCAGCCTAGGCGGTGCGGAAATTGAGAATGGGAAAAGCGGAAATGCTGTCCAGGCTAAATTTCCGCTTTTTGCGTTCCTAACAGGCTATGAAATTGTCGACGAAAAATTTTTGCGTATTAGTGGAAGCTAAGAAAAAATTTTGCGCCTTTTGGACATGTCCGATTTTTTACCTGCGGAAGGAAATGTGATTTTTTAAATTCACAGCTAGACAATTTCCGGGAGTTCGCCGACCCGCAGGCTTTTTATTTTCCTGGAAGAACCTAGGGCATCTGTCCACAAAGCTCGGACAATAGAAAAGCCGTCGACCAATAGGCCAACGGCTCTCGCTATTCTTTTCTCTCACGCTTTCGCTATTATACATTATAGCACCGATTCACCCTCGCATTCTATCGCATCTTTCAAGAATACTGTTTAAACCTTTGGCATGAAGCTTATGTACATGTTGCCATGTATAGTTAAGCTCTGCTGCTATACGTTCCCACTTCTGGTAGTTTAGGTAACGTCTTTGCATCACAAGGCGCATCGGTCCCATCGGCAGCAGCGCAACTAAAGCCCGGACTTCTGCCAGCTGGGCGCACAGCTCATTGCAGCACTCTACAATAAGCTTTTCCTGCTCAATTATTTTTGCTACGGAATTTTCCAGCTTTTGGGCATTACCACTACCGCCGCCAGGCGATTGGCTATAAGCAGGCGTTACCTTCTGCGCAAGGTTGCGCAGTTCCTGCAGCTTATCCAGCTCTCCCTCCAATGTGCGCTGAGCATACATAGCGCCTTTCAGCTTTTCTTTTAGTTCTTCTTTATTCATACGCTGCCCTCCTGCCGGTTTTGATAATCTGCATGCAAACTTAAAAATTTATTATGGGTATTTGCCTAGGGTTTTATATTCTTAGAGGTTAATTTTTGCCTTTTAATCGTCTTTCACATATACGCATACCTCTAGCCTAGGTCGCTTCCTGTCAACGGAAAAATCCATATCACGCACGAGCACCATCTTGTCATCAAGATACACTGCACCCTCTAAGGCATCACAAAGTAGCTTATGCGTATTGTTCATATCGCGCCGCCTGCCGTCTGGCCAGAAGGCAACTATTTCCAGCACAATCTTTTCTTCCGGTTCAGGCACGCGCCAGCCTTCCCGATGTGCCAAAGCATTAGCAATATAATACGCCTCTTCCTTCCAGGCTCTTGCCAATGGCGTAAGCACACGGTTTCTGCGTCCCATCACGTTGAAGTTTTTATAGCAATGATTGACGCTAGGCGGTATGGTCAATATTAAATTCAATTTATTCATTCCGTCGCTTTGCTCCCTTCTTGCGCTTATAATCATCCCTAAGCTCCATCTTCGCTCTGATATACCATTCGCAGGTTACAGCATTATAATATTTCTCCACGCTGATGATGCGATAGTCAGGATGCTTCTGCTCAAAGTGTTTTTGCATATCTTCGCAGTCCTCCGGCCAAAGAGTCAGCTGCTGGAATTGCTTGCGACTTGTCTTGGTATCGCTTACAGATTCCAGCGGTTTAACAAGGTTACGGGACGAAGTGTATCTCTTGCGTCCTTTAGGATCTTTGCTCAGATAGCATACCAGAGCTTCGATACCTCCATGCTCTGCCTGAATGCGCTTGCTGTTTGCCCAGCCGTGTCCCCATGCCTTTTCAATAGCATCACGGTCTACGCCACGATTAATCAGCAGATGATGATGCACTCTGCCCTTGCTGCTAACCTCGGTAACGTAGATGTATTTTAATTCTTTGCCATTAGCCTTATATAATCTTTTCAATCTGCGCATATAATTACGCAGCCTTTTCTCTCCCTGTTCCGGTGTATCGGGCAGGTTATCATTGTCATAGCTTAAAGTCAGGTGTATATCTTTGCTGCCAAAATTGCTTTTGGCCAGCAGCCTAAAATATCTGCGTGCATTTTTATCGTTAAGGTTCTTCTGTTTAGGAGTAGTTGCCTTCTGTCTGCCACTTCTACAAGGTTTGTATTTGACATCCACGAAAGGAAATAAATCAATTTCAATGTAATCAGGCTTTTTGCTTTCACTGGTTCCCTGGCAGTAATATGTTTTTTCTCTTATGCCTATTCTC